ATCACCCAGCGCGGCGACGATGTGTGCCGCGGTCTTGCCGACGTGCCCGGCGTGGCGCGCCCGGGGCTCGGAGGCTGACATGCCGCGCCCGCGCAAAATCGATCTCTTGCCCGAAGAGATCCGCAAGGAGCTCGAGCAGATGATCATCGCTCAAGCCTTCTCGGGCTATGAAGGCATCGCCGACTGGCTGCAGTCGAAGGGCTATGAGATTCGAAAGTCCGCCGTGCACGAGTGGGGTCAGGACTTCAAAGACCGGCTGCAGGCGATCCGCCTGGTGACGCAGCAGGCACGTGCGATCGTCGAGGCCGAGCCCGACGATGACAATGCGCTGTCCGATGCATTGATCCGCCTCACGCAGGAACGCACCTTCAAGCTGCTGATGGAGGCTGAGCTCGATCCGAGCAAGGTGAACTTCGCCGCCGTCACGCGCAACGTCGCGCAGCTGACGCGCGCATCGGTCACGGCGAAGAAGCATGCGGCCGAGGTGCGCGAGAAGATCGCCTCCAAGCTGAGTGCGATGGAAACGGAGGCGACCGGCGGTAACCGCGCCGGGTTCGATCTGGCGACATTGAAGCGCGTGCGCGAGGAGATCTATGGCATCGTCTCCTAACGCGGCCGTCCCGCTCTACGCCTATCAGAAGCACTGGCTGCTCGATCGGTCGCGCTTCAAGATCGGCATGTTCGCGCGTCAGACCGGCAAGACCTTCACGACCACGCTCGAGCTCGTCGACGACTGCTTCACCGCCGAGGCGCTCGGTAGTCGCGCCCGTTGGGTCATTCTCTCGCGTGGGGAACGCCAGGCGCGCGAGGCGATGGAGGAAGGCGTCAAGAAACACGCCCGCGCGTATCAGCTCGGCATTCAGGAGATCGAGGGCGTGTACCGTGGCGCCGATCGCGCCGAGTACTTGATGCTCGACATCGTGCTCCCCGGCGGCTCGAAGATCACGGCCCTGCCGGCGAACCCGGATACCGCCCGTGGGTTTTCGGCGAACGTCTTCCTGGATGAGTTCGCCTTTCACGCCAACTCGCGCGCGATCTGGGGCGCGCTCTTTCCGGTGATCTCCGCCGGCCACAAGCTGCGGGTCACCTCCACGCCCAACGGCAAGGGCAACAAGTTCTACGAACTCATGACGGCGAACGATGCCGTGTGGAGCCGGCACCGCGTCGACATCTACCAGGCCGTCGCCGACGGACTGCCGCGCAACATCGACGAGCTCAAGGCCGGCCTCGGCGACGATGACCTGTGGGCGCAGGAGTACGACCTCCACTGGATGGATGAGGCCACCGCCTGGCTCGACTACGAGCTCATCAACGGCGTCGAGGACGATGCCGCCGGCGATCCGCACGGCTACACCGGCGGACCGTGCTACATCGGCGTCGATATCGGCCGGCGCAAGGATCTCTTCGTCATCTGGGTGCTGGAGAAGGTCGGCGACGTGTTCTGGACGCGCGAGGTGATCGAGGCGCGCAACAAGAAGTTTGCGCAACAGGACGCGCTGCTCGACGACGTGTTTCAGCGTTACGACGTGCTGCGCAACTGCATGGATCAGACCGGCATGGGCGAGAAGCCCGTCGAGGATGCGCAGCGCAACTATGGCGAGGGCCGCGTGGAGGGTGTGCTCTTTACGGCACCGACCAAGCTGCGGCTCGCCACGATCGGCAAGCAGGCATTCCAGGACAGGCGCATCCGCATCCCCCGCGCGCACCGCGACATCCGGGCAGACCTGCATTCGCTCAAGAAGGAACAGGGTCCGACCGGCGTGCCGCGCTTCGTCGTCGAGGAAGAGGACGGGGTGAAGTCCCATGCCGACCGGGCCTGGGCGTGCTTCCTGGCGATCGCCGCCGGCACCGACAACCGGCCCGCCCCGATCGAGCACCAGGCCCTCGGCATGCCCCGCGCCGGCGCCGGCCTGGCGGACTACCTAGGGGAGGCGGCATGAGCCGAATCGGGCCGATCCCACAAAACGCGCCAGGAGCGCGAGGGCGGCATTTTGGCTACGGGTGTAGCGGCGATTCGCCGCGGCGCGTTCTTAAATGGCCCTTAAAGGGCTTCCTGGGCATTTTCGACCCCGACCTTTCCTGCCCAAACCCGGATTGACCCCCAAATGGCCCAAGAATCGACGATTTTGGACCCGACCGGCCGCCCCTTCACGCAAGAAATCGCGACGATCCGGCGCGACCTCAACCGGCCGATGACGTTCGGGGGCGTCCTGGAGAACCTGGACGACACCCTCCGAACCCGCGGCGGCGCCAAGGGATTGAAGATTTACGACGAGCTGGAGCGCGACACGCATGCCTATGCCGTGCTGCAGAAGCGCAAGCTCGCCGTCACGGCCCGCCCCTGGCAGGTGGATCCAGCCTCGGACCGACGCGACGACAAAAAGGCAGCCGAGCTGGTGCAGGCGCAGCTTCAGGCGCTCAGCTTCGATCTGCTCACCACCGAGCTGCTCGATGCCACGTTGAAAGGTTTCTCCGTAGGCGAGGTGTTGTGGGCGGTGGACGGCGCGCAGGTGGTGGCTCGCAAGGTCGTCATCCGCGATCAGCGTCGGTTCGCCTTCACCGAGGATATGGCGCTGCGGCTGCTCACCCGCGAGCGGTCGATCGAGGGCGAGGAGCTGCCGGCGCGCAAGTTCATCGTCCACCGCTTCGGCGGCAAGGATGGCACGCCCTACGGCCTGGGCCTCGGGCACAAGCTCTTCTGGCCGGTGTTCTTCAAGCGCCAGGACATCACCTTCTGGCTCACGTTCGCCGACAAGTTCGGCTCACCCACCGCGATCGGCAAGTATCCGGTCAGCGCGAAGCCCGACGATCAGACCAAACTGCTCGACGCACTGCGAGCAATCTCCCAGGATGCGGGGGTCATCATCCCGGACGGGATGCTGATCGAGCTGTTGGAGGCGAGCCGCTCGGGCTCGATCGATACCTACGAAAAGCTCGCCCGCTATATGGACGAGCAGATCTCCGAGTGCGTGCTCGGCGAGACGCTGACCACGAACATCGGCAGCAGCGGCAGCCGCGCTGCGTCGGAGACGCACAACGACGTGCGCGAGGAGCTGGCCAAAGCCGACGCAGATCTGCTCAGCGACACGTTGAACAGCACGCTCGTACGCTGGATCGTCGACTTCAACATGCCGGGCGTGGGCTATCCGACCGTGTATCGCCTGTTCGACGAGCCGGAGAATCTCGACGAACGATCACAGATCGACGAGCGGCTGCACCGCATGGGCTACGAGCCCGAATCGATCGAGCAGATCAACGAAACCTACGGCGGGAAGTGGAAGAAGAAGGCGGCGGCTGCGCCTGGCGGCGTCGGTGAGCCGCCGAAACCGCCGACACCATCGACCGAGGCGTTCGCCGAACCCGGCGACGGTGACGTAGCCGACGCATACACCGAGCAACTCCACGGCGCCGCGGCCGCGGCGATGGATGGGCTCATCGCGCCGGTGCAGCGCCTGGTGATGGAGGCGACGAGCCTGGAGGATCTGCGCGACAAGCTGCTCGATCTGTACGCCGAGATGGACGTCGACGCGCTTGCGACGGTCATGCAGCGCGCATTGACGGCTGCCGAGCTCGCCGGCCGCTACGAGGCGAGCCGTGGTGAATGATGCCGAATACCGCGATCTGCCGTTCGACGAGGCGGTGCAGTTCTTCCGCGGCAAGCTCAACATCCCGACGCGTCGCTGGGACGATCTGTGGCAGGGCATGCACGCGCGAGGCTTCATGATCGCTGGCGCGGCGAAGGACGAGCTGCTCGCCGACTTCCGTGGCGCGGTCGACTCGGCGATCGCCGGCGGCGAAAGCCTCGAACAGTTCCGTCGTCGCTTCGACGGCATCGTGGCGAAGCACGGCTGGGATTACGACGGCGGGCGCAACTGGCGCTCCGAGGTGATCTACGCGACCAACGTGCGCACGGCCTACGCGGCCGGCCGCTACGCGCAGATGACCGATCCCGATGTGCTGCGCGCGATGCCGTACTGGATGTACCGGCACGGCGACTCGGTGCACCCGCGGCCGTTGCACCTGGAGTGGAACGGCACCGTGCTGCCCGCGAACGATCCGTGGTTTCGCACACACTTCGCGCCCAACGGTTGGGGCTGCAAGTGTTCGGTCGTGCCGATCACGCGACGCGATCTCACGCGCATGGGCAAGGATGGTCCGGACGAAGCGCCCGACAACGGCACGTACACCTGGACCGATCGCGCAGGCCAGGCGCACACGATTCCGAAAGGTATCGATCCAGGCTGGGCGTACAACGTGGGCGAGGCGGCATGGGGGCAGCCCATCGCCGAGCGGGTATTGGCCGAACAAGCCGGCGGTCGCTGGCAAGATCTCGGTCCGGCACGTGGCGCGCTGTACGCCGGCCGGCCGGAGGCTGTGCCCGCCGATGCGGCCGTCGCGACACTCGGCGCGCGTGCAGAGAGTGCTGGTGATGCGCGAGCACTGCTGCGCACGGCGATCGGCGGCGACTCGGCCGTGTTTCGCGATCCGTCCGGCGGCTTCGTGCTGATCGACAAAGCCATCGTCGACCACTTGGCGGAGAGCACCAAGCGCCTCGATGGGCGCGAACAGTACTTCCCGATGATCCGGGAGGTGATCGAAGACCCGTACGAGGTGTGGGTCGCCTTCGCGCAGAACGAGCTGACCGGCAAGGTCAGCGTGCGACGGCGCTACGTGAAGATGATCCGCACCGACCGCGAACGCGTGGTCGCGGTGATCGCCAATGCGGCCGACGGCGTGTGGACCGGATTCGACATCTTTCGTGGCGGGCGCACGGCGCTCAACAACCTGCGCCGCGGGCATCTCGTATGGGGACGGGAATGAGGCGGCCTTTGCCTAGCGCGCTCCGTCGCGCCGCCGGCGCCCGCCGCGAGGCATTGAACGACGGCTCGCCTCGTGCGGGGTTTGGGCTTTCGCCCGACATCGGGATCGGCCAGCTTCCCGATCGCATGAGGCGAGTATAGACATGGCCGGCACCACCATCAAGGTCACCGTCCAGGACCGCCCGGTCATCGAGGCGTTGAACCGCCTGCTCGCCCGCAGCGCCGATCTGCGCCCCGTGCTGAAAATCATCGGAGAACACATGGCGCAGTCGACCGAGCGCCGCTTCGATCGTGAGACGGCGCCGGACGGGACGCCGTGGCAGGACGTGTCGCCGCAGACCCGCAAGCGCAAGCGCCATCCGAAGATCCTCACCGAGAGCCATCGCCTGCGCGGGTCGATCATCTATCAACTCAACGGATCGAGCGCCGTCGAGATCGGCACCAACGTCGCGTACGCCGCGATCCACCAGTTGGGTGGGAAGATCGATCGCGCCGCGCACTCGTCGTGGCGCGGGCTGCGCGTCGATGCGCGCGGCAACCTCCTGCGTCAAGGTGACGCGGGACGACTGGCGAACCTTGCGGTGTTCGCGAAGGGCAAGCACAAGCGGCAGAAGCAAGTGAAGTTCACTGTGGGCGCCTATGGCATCGACATGCCAGCACGCCCATTTCTCGGCGTCTCGCGCGAAGACCGTCAAACCATCCTCGACGATCTCAACGACTACCTGGCGGCAGCAATGGGAGGCCGACCTTGATGGGCTATCCGGGCGGAATGCCTTCCGCCTGCGCCCCCGATCGACATGACTCTATCGTACAGCCTGCCATGAAACGTATCCACATCTTCCAGTCCGGCCGCCGGACCTCCGCGAGCGGCGAGACGATCGACTTCACCGAGGCCGACATCGTCGCGTCCGCGAAAGCCTATGACCGGGCCTTGCACGAGGCGCCGCTGGTGGTCGGTCACCCGAAGACGGATGCGCCCGCGTATGGATGGGCCAAGTCGCTCGATCACGCCTCCGGAGGTTTGTATGTAGAACCAGACCAGGTCGATGCCGCGTTCGCCGAGCTCGTGGATGCCGGCCGCTTCAAGAAGATCAGTGCCTCGTTCTACCGTCCGGACCATCCGGACAACCCGGTGCCCGGGGTGTACTACCTGCGGCACGTTGGCTTTCTCGGCGCACAGCCGCCGGCCGTCAAGGGGCTCAAGCCCGTCTCGTTCGATGAGGGTGATCCTCATGTCATCGAGTTCTCCGACTGGGCGATCGTTCAGAGCGCGTCCCTGTTTCGACGGCTGCGCGATTGGATGATCGGCAAGGAAGGGCTCGACGAGGCGGATAAGGTACTGCCCGACTACGCAGTCGCGGCGATGGAAGCCTCGGCGCGCGAGCCCGATACACCGAACGCGATCTACACCGAACCCCCTGCAGGAGACGACATGGACAAGGAAGAATTGGCCCGCCAAGAAGCGGCGTTGAAGGCGCAGCGCGAGACGTTCGAAGCCGACCAGGCGAAGAAGGCTGCCGAGTTCGCCGAGCGCGAAGCGAAGCTGCAGGCGGACGAAGCGGCACGCCGTCGCGTCGGCATCGCCGACTTCGTCGGCGACCTCATCAAGCAGGGCAAGCTGCTGCCCAAGGACGAGGCCGGTCTCGTCGCGTTCATGGCGTCGATCGACGATGCCGGCACGATCGAGTTCGGCGAAGGCGATGCCAAGCGGGCACCGAAGTCGTCGGAATGGCTACGCACCTGGCTCGCGAGCCTGCCCAAGCAGATCGAGTTCGGCGAGCTGGGCAACCGCGGCAAGGCGTCCGACGGTACCAACGATCCGACCGAGATCTCTCGGCGCGCGATGCAGTTCATCGAAGACGAAGCCAAGGCCGGCCGGCAGATCAACATCGCCCAGGCCGTCGAACACGTCCAGGCGCAGCAGAGCTGATCGCGAACGCTCGCCGCGAACGCTGATCCCCACTTGACCGCGAAGGAATCGACATGAGCAACCCCATCCTGCAGAAGAACTACATCGCCGGCGGCGCGATTCCGGCGTTCACCGTCGTGAAGCTGAGTGCCGACAACGGCGTCGTCGCAGCGGCCGCCGTGAGCGATGCGCTGATCGGCGTGTCGAGCGATATCGCCGCAGCGAGCGGCGAGCGCTGCGATGTGATCGTGAGCGGCATCGCCAACGTGCTCGCCGGCGCGGCGATCACCCGGGGCGCACTGCTCACGGTCGATTCCTCCGGCCGCGCCGTGACGGCGGCACCTGCCGCGGGCACCAACAATCGCATCATCGGCACGGCGCTCGAATCGGCCGGTGCTGCGAACGATGTGATTCGCGTGCTCGTCAACCCCGGCTCCTTCCAGGGCTAACGGCAGATTTCACGGCGCACGCAACGACCTTTTCCGAACCCTTTACGAGGCCCACATGAAGATCACTTACCGCACCCAGCTCATCTTCGCCGTCATGCTCGGCGTGGCGTTGTCGCTCTGCGCGCTCGCCGGACTGCTGCCCGTGGGCAGCGAGGGCGTTCTCCCGCTCACGCTCGCTATCACCACGGCATTCCCGATCAATCCCGAGTTGACCGCGATCGCGATCGGCTACAAGAACGCCGAGGCGGATTTGATTTCCGACCAGGTGCTGCCGCGCGTGCCCACCGCGAAGAAGTTCGTGTACACCAAGTACAACGCGGAGCAGGGCTACACGATCCCGAACACGTTGGTCGGACGCAAGAGCGAGCCGACGATGGTCGACTTCGGCGGCACCTCGGTCAACGACGAGTGCGTCGACTACGGCCTGGACGATCTCGTGCCGAACGACGAGATCGCCGCCTGGGAGGCAATGACCGAGCGCGGCATGATCCCGAACCCGAGGGCCGTGTCGACCATGCTGCTCACGCACCTGACGACGCTGGATCGCGAGATCCGTGTCGCCGGTACGGTGTTCGCGGCCGCGACCTACCCGAGCGGTAACAAGGCGACGCTCTCGGGTACGAGCCAGTGGTCGCACACGAGCTCCGATCCGGTCGATGCCATCCTGGCCGCCCTCGACGTGCCGCTGATTCGCCCGAACGTGCTGGTGCTCGGTCGGCCGACGTGGACCAAGCTGCGCCAGCACGCGAAGATCGTTCAGGCGATCGTGAAGCAAGGCGTGAGCGGCGGCATGGCCTCTCGCCAAGCGGTTGCGGATCTCTTCGAGCTCGATCAGCTCCTGATCGGCAGCGCCTTCTACAACACGGCGAAGAAGGGGCAGACGCCCAGCTACTCGCGCGCCTGGGGCAAGCACGCTGCATTGCTCTACGTCTCGCCGACGGCCGCGCAGATGATGCAGCCCACGTTCGGCTTCACGGCGCAGTTCGGCACGCGCGTGGCCGGCAGCATCCAGGAACCGAAGGCCGGGCTCCGCGGCGGCGAGCGCGTGCGCTCGGGCGAGTCGGTCAAGGAAGTGATCTCGGCCAACGACGTCGGGTACTTTTTCGAGAACGCGGTCGCTTAAGGATTCTCCACGTCGAAGGGGCCCGGTAGCCGATTGCAGCTCCGCAAGATTTGAGTCCACCAGGACAAGCGGAATCGGCGAAGAGAGTTGAAGTGCGCCCCATCGTTGGAACGCCGCGACGATCGTACATCGTGAGCAGGCCAGGCGTGACAGCCGGAGAGACGGCGCCACTTTCCTGATGGGAGCATGTGATGGCAGAAGCAAATCAGTCCGACACCAAGGCCAAGAAGCGCACGTACGAAGTGCGCTCGCCCGTCGACCACGACCTGAAGCGGTACGAGATCGGCAGTCCGATTTCGCTCGACGCCGAAGCGGCGGCGCCGCTGCTCGCCTGCGGCGCGATCGCCGACCCGAAGAGCGATCCGGAAAAGTCCTAACCCGCCTCACACATCATGACCTACGCCACCGAACAGCACATGATCGATCGCTTTGGCGAGCAAGAGCTCGTCGAGCTAACCGATCGCGTCGGTGTCGGCCGGGTCGATGGGGCCGTGCTCGCGCGAGCGCTGGAAGATGCCGACGGCGAGATCAACGGCTATCTCGCCACGCGCTACACGCTGCCGTTGTCGCCGGTGCCGCTGGTGCTCACGCGCTTGGCATGCGACATCGCGCGTTACTTCCTCTACGAAGATCGCGCATCCGAAGCGGTGCGCACGCGCTACCAGGATGCAATCAAGTTTCTGCGTGGTGTGTCGGACGGCTCGATCACGTTAGGGGTCGACGCCTCCAACAACGCGCCGGCCGAATCGCGCGGGCCGCAGTTCGATAGCGGCGGGCGCGTGTTCACGCGTGGCCGCGCCGATGGGACCGAGGGCAGCTTGGATGACTACGCGTGAACCTCGCCGCCGTCATCGCACGCCTGCAGTCGGAGATGCCAACACTGCGCAAGGTCGGCGGTGCAGGCGATATCCCGAACGCGCAAGAGGCACTCAGGCAAGTGCCGGCCGCCTTCGTGATTCCGCTCGCCGAGACAGCGGAGGCGAACGAGCTCGAGTCAGGGGCGATCTCGCAGGCAATCACGATCCGATTCGGTGTGCTGTGGGCCGTTGCCAATCTGCGCGATGCGACCGGCGAGGCGGCACAGGCGGATCTTCGGCCGATTCGGGCCGCCGGCCAGGCAGCACTACTCGGCTGGCAGCCCGAGGCGACGATGGAACCGTGTTTGTTCGGGGGCGGGCAGTTGCTCCAGATCGCCGATCGCGTGCTCTGGTGGCAGGACGTGTTCGTGTCGGGCACTTATCTACGCAAGGTATGAGAGGGGCGTCATGAGTGAATCCACCCGCGGCCAAGGCGGCGCATACGTGATCGATCCGAAAACCGGCGAGCGTCAACTCGAAGAGCGCACCGAGCCTCTCGCACCGATGCCAGCCGCACCGGCTGATCCGGCGGCGGCTCGCAAGACCACCAAGATGAAGGACTAGGCGATGCCGCTACTCAACCGAAAGCGCACCCTGCTCGCAAAGATCGAATCGAGCTATGGCGTCGATCCGACGCCGACCGGTGCGGCGAATGCGATCCTCGTCAGCAATCTCAACGTCACGCCGATGTCCACCGAGTTGGTGGATCGGGATTTGATCCGGCCCTTCCTCGGCAACTCCGAGCAACTGCACGCCGCGATCTACGCGATGGCCGAGTTCGAGTGCGAAGTCGCAGGCTCCGGCACAGCCGGCACGGCACCCGCCTGGGGGCCACTCATGCGCGCGTGCGGATTCTCGCAGACAGCACTCGCCGTAGCGCACACCGGCACCGCGCAGGCCGGCGGGGCTTCCACGATCACGCTCGCGGCTGGCGCATCCGCTTCCGACGATGCCTACACCGGCATGACGATCCGCACGACCGGCGGCACGGGCTCGGGACAGTCGCGCGTCCTCAGCGATTACGTGGGATCGACCAAGGTGGCGACCGCCAGCGAGGCATGGACCACGCCGCCGGATGCGACCACAACGTACTCGATCGACGCGCAGGTGGTCTATCAGCCGGTGTCCGATGCATTCGAGTCGGTAACGATGTACTTCAACATCGACGGCGTGCTGCACAAGATGCTCGGGGCGCGCGGCACGTTCAGTGCCGAGCTGCCCAACAAGGGCCGGCCTGTGTTTCGGTTCCGGTTCACCGGCATCTATGTGGCCGTGGCCGATGCGGCCGCACCATCGGTTGTCTTCACCGCGTGGAAGACTCCCCTGCCCGTGAACAACGTCAATACCGGATCGCTCCGCGTACACGGCTTCACATCCGGTGTCATGTCGGCGCTCACGGTTGATGTCGCCAATCAGATCGTGCACCGCTCGCTCGTAGGTGGTAGCGAGGCGGTGCTTCTGACGGACCGCAAGGCTGCCGGCCGAATGACACTCGAAGCCGTGACAGTCGCCTCGAAGGACTGGTGGACCTCGGTGCGCAATGCGGTCACCGGTGCGTTCTCGGTTACGCACGGCACGACGGCCGGCAACAAGGTCAAGTTCGACGCACCGGCGGTTCAACTGACCGAGCCCAACTACGAGGATCTCGACGGTGTGGCGATGCTCGCGATGGGTGCCCGCTTCGTGCCGGGTGCAGCGGGCAATGACGAGCTCGTGATCGCTGCGATGTGAGTCACGTGCATTTCAACGACGCGCGGCGGGAGTGATCTCGCCGCTTGTCATTACAAGGGGGTGTGAGTGATGTTTCAGGTCGTTCAGAAAGACACGTATTGGTGGCCTGTCAGCGTCGAGCTGCCGACCGACGGCGGACGCCGCGAGAAGCATACATTCGAGGCGGAGTTCCGCCGTCTGCCACAGCCGCGCCTCGACGAGCTCGCCGGCGAAGCACGCACGGGTGGCATCGAGGACGCTGTGCTAGCGAATGAAATTCTCGCTGGGTGGCGCGGCGTGAACGCCGGCGATGCCGAGCTTCCCTTCTCGGACAGCGCTCGCGATCGCCTTTACTCCCTGCCAGGCGCGCGCGCCGCGGTCATTCGTGCGTTCTTTGAGTCGATCAGTGGAGCGCGGCAAAAAAACTAGCGGATGCCGCCCGGCATTGGGCGGCAGGCCGATCAGCGCCAGACGATGGCAGTCAGGCGCTCGACGACTTGCGCAGGTTCGGCGTCTCGGATGCGCATGCGTTCGATCTCGTCGATCCCTCTGTCGAGACCGATCTCTTCGAGGTGTGGCCGGAGAACGCGCAGGCCGTCGAGATCTTCACCTTCTATCTCGCGACGCAGTGGCGCATGGTCGCCGGGATGAGCGTGGCGGCGATCGGCCTGGACTACGCCAAGGTGTGGCAGCTGCTGCGAGATCTGCGCGTGCGCAAACGTCGCGCGATGTTCGAGGATCTCGTGGTGATGGAACGCGCGGCACTCCCGCTGCTCAATCGATCGTCGAAGTGAGGCACTGACCGTGGCGTTCGATCTCAAGGCAGCGGTGCAGATTGTCTTCGGTGTGCAGGGGGCGCCCTCGGTCAAGCAGGCGACCGATGATGTGAAGAAGCTCGGCGATGCAGCCGAGGACATGGGCACGAAGGCTAACCGTGGGGCGGCCGGGCTCGATCGGGTTGCAGAGCAGTCGGACGTGGCGAGCCGCGGCCTCTCCGTACTACGCGGTGTTTTGTATGGTGTCGCGGCGGCGTTTGGCGCTGGTGCCGCTGCGTCAGTTGCGCTCGCGCGACGCGGGATCGAATACAACGAATTTCTCGAAACAGCCCGGCTCGGCATTGCGTCTTTGATCGCTGCACAAACCGATCTGTCGGACGCGTCGGGCAAGCCGCTGAAAGGCATGGAGGCACTGACGGCCGCAACAGTGCTGGCCGAAGACCAGATGACGAAGCTGCGGATCGCCGGCCTGGAGACATCAGCGACCACCCAGCAGCTCGCCGAAGCATTCCAGCAAGCCGTCGGTGCCGGCCTCTCGGCTGGCCTCAATCTCGACCAAATCCGTCAGCTCACGGTCGGCATCACGCAAGCCGCTGGCGCGCTTGGTGTGCCAATGAACCAGATCAGTCAGGAAGTGCGCACGATCCTCGACGGCACGATCGACATGAATGCACGGGTGGCGAAATCGCTCGGCATCAGCAATGAGATGGTGAAGTCATGGCGTGAACAGGGGAAGCTGGCGGAGGAGCTGAAGACGCGACTTGTCGCTTTCCAGGTCGCAGGCGGTGAAGTGGCCAAAACCTGGACGGCTGTTAAATCGAACATGGGAGAAGCGCTCGATACTTTCTCTGGCGAAGTAACGTCTGGCATGTTTGAACGCCTCAAAGCGTCCGGGCAAAAAGCGCTCTCCGGTATTTTTGATCTGAAGGAGTCGAACTTCATCTCGCGAGAGTTCCAGGGTCTCGCAAATTTGCTAACCGACGTCTTCGACCGTATCGGCGCTGGCCTCGGCGGGGCGATGGAGTGGGTGGTCGAACAGGCGCGGGAGCTGTCGCAGTGGCTGTCCGAGAACAAGGATATCGCCGCCGATTTGGTCGAAAGCACCTTCGGCATCGGTCGGCAGTTACTGGAAGTGGTCTCGGCTGCGGGATCGATCGTCAAGTTCGTGGCTCAATGGGCGTTGGAGTCCGGCACGGTGCAGATGGTGCTACGTGCGATCGCCCTGCTGATCGCGGGCCTGCAGGATGGCGTGAAGCTGCTCGGCGCGGCATTCGCGGCCGTGGGCGGTGCGATCCTTGAGGTGCTCTTCAAGCCGCTGGAGAGCTGGCTGCGCCTCATGGGCAACGCTGCGAACTTCGTCAAGGCGGGCTGGGGGGATTCGTTTCTTCAGACAGCCAACGAAGGCCGGGACATCTATCAGCGCGCTTACGCCTCGGCCGCCAAAGTCGTGGGTGAGTTCCAGGAAGGGCAAACCGCCGTCGGCCGACTGCGTCGCGAATGGGAGCAGTTCGACGGCGCGTTGGCCAAGACGGCGGCGAAGCGCACCAGTGGCAGCGCGCCGAACTACAAGGGTCGCCCCGGTGCCCCTGGTGAGCCGAGCAAGGCCGATCAAGGCATCGCCGATGCAATCGCACGCCTGGGCGCGGACGCCGCCGCACAGGATTTCGAGGAACGCTTCGGCAAGAGCCCTGCCGTTCAGCGCTATTTCAAGGCGATCTCAGAGATCCAGCCCGGCGGCCGTTTCGCGGGCGCGTCCGATCGCCTCAAGCAGCAGTTCGCCGGCGCCGCGACGACGAAGTATCAAGGCGAAGCGGGCGACGAGCAGACGAAGCGCGAGCTCGACGCTTGGCAGAAGCAGCAGGAAGAAATGCGCCGCAACCACGAGGAGCTTTCACGTGCGCAGTCGCAGTTGGATCAAGACCGCGTCCGTGACTGGGTAGCTCTGCAAGATGACATGCGATCGCGTACGCGGGAGGCCAATCTCGATCTCATCCAGGATGACCGTCGACGTGCGGAGGCGCAACTGGCGATCACCGCTGAAGAGTACCGCCAGCGCATCGAGCTGCTGAGGCCGAACATCGCCGAGCGACAGAGCTTAGAGGCTGAGTACAACGAATGGCTCGTGGCCGAGCAGGCAGCGTTGGCCGAACGCCTCAAGCCCGAGTGGCGAAAGATGGTCGACGCCTGGTCGGATACCACGCAGCAGATGCGCGACGCGTTCGACGACTTCGTGCTCAAAGGGCTGAAGGCCGGCGAGGATGCGTTTGTCGAGTTCGCGAAGACGGGGAAGATCAGCACGCGCAGCCTGGTCGACATGATCATCGCCGAGCAGGCGCGCTTGTTCTACCGTCAGAACATGGCGCCGGCTATGTCGCAGGGATTGCAGTCGGTGGGGAATTGGCTGTTCGGCGGCGGCGCGGGCACGCCTGGCAGCTCGAGCTTTGTCGGTCCGTTGCAGCCCGGCACCAGCAGCGGCGGCGGTTGGGGCAGCATGCTCAGCTCCGTCGGCAGTTGGATCGTGTCGCTGTTTCACGAAGGCGGCATGGCCTATGCACCGCGCATGGCGCGTGCCGTCGATCCCTCGGTGTTTCATGGTGCGCGCCGTATGCACGGCGGCGCCGGGCCGCGGCCGCCGATGCTTCGCAGTGGCGAAGTGCCTGCAATCCTTGATTCGCGCGAGAGCGTGTTCACGCCAGAGCAGTTGCGTGCAATGGCGCCGGCGGCATCCGGGCCGAGCCAGGTGATCAACTACCACCAGACCGTCAATGTGCTGCCAGGGGCAAACAAGGAGACGGCGAATCAAGCCGCGCTGCGCGTAGGCACGCAGACCCAAGACATACTCAGGCGGTTGGGAGCGCCAGCATGACCTTTCGCGAGAGTCCTCGCTTCCCAGAGACGATCTCTTACGGCGCGAAGAGTTCGCCTGCCTATCAGACGACAATCGTGCCGCGACGCTCCGGTCATGAGACACGCAATGCCGACTGGGTGCGCTCCAAGCGATCGTACGACGTGGCCCACAACATCCGCACGCGAGCCGAGTACGAGCTGGTGCTCGATTTCTTCCTGGCGGTCGCGGAGGGCCGTGCTTACGGTTTTCGGTTCAAGGATTGGCTCGATTATCAGTGCGTGCTGAGTCGAGGCCGCATGGGCACGGGTCTGGGTACCGGCGATCCCACGTATCAGCTCGTCAAGCGGTATACCGCCGGCGCCTTCTACAAGGATCGAGAGATCAAGAAGCCCGTGGCGGGAACCGTCGTGGGCTATCGCGGTGCGACGCCGCTGGTGGTCGGTAGCGGCGCTGGTCAGATCGCGATCGCCACCGCGACTGGTTTGGTGACGTTCGTGGCGGACGTCACCCTGGCGATCACGGGCCATACGCCAGGCGCATCGCACGTGTTCACGACTGCGACCGATCTCGGGCTCGCCATCGGTGGCAAGGTGCGCATTACCGGTGTGTCCGGTTCCGCAGCCGTGGCGCTCAACGACATCACCCATTCGATCACCAATAAGACCGGTTCAGGGCCGTTTACGTGGACCGTGTCGACGGTGACGAGCACTCTCAGCGCCAGCGGTGGCAGCGCGCTCAAGTTCCCCCAGCCGGCAGACGTGCTTACCGCATCGTTTGAGTTCGATGTGCCATGCCGAATGGGGAGTGACGAGCTGCCGGCCGTGATCGAGAAAGGCAACATCATTTCCGTCAGCGGCATACCGATCGTCGAGGATCGAAACGAGCAATGAAGTCGATCTCGGCACAGCTCGATGCGCACTTCGCAGCGCCGGTCACGACTGTCGCGACGTGCATCCTCTTCACGAGGACCGATCTCAACGTCTACGCGTTCACGTCGCTCGATACGCCGCTCACGATCAGCGGCGTTCAGTACGTGCCCAGCATCGACGCGCCGTCGACGGCGTACGCTCGACTCGGTCTATCTACCGACAATCTCGACGTCTCCGGCGTGATCGATTCCGTGCAGGTGACCGATGACGATCTGATCGCCGGTCGTTGGCACTTCGCCGAAGTGGAGCTCTTCGAGGTCAACTACGCCGACTTGTCGCAAGGAGTGCACCCGATCGGTTCCGGCAACCTCGGCCGGGTGCGGGTGCTGGGGTCGATCTACTACGCCGAGGTGCTCGGTCTTACGCATCTGCTGAAACAGCGCATCGGCCGCATCGCCATGCCGAACTGCGACTGGAATTTGGGCGACGAGCACTGCGGGATCGATCTCGATACGTTCCCGGACGGTGAGGGCACGGGCGCGATCACCCAAGTCGATTCGATCTGGCAGTTTCGCGACTCATCGCTCTCTCTCCCCACGGGGTGGATCGACGGCGGGTTGATCACGTGGACCGGTGGTCCGAATGCCGGCCTGTCGATGGAGGTGAAAACGTACGATGCTGCGACGAAGGCAGTGGTGTTGCGTCAGGCGATGCCGTTCCAATGGGCGCTCACTCACCCCTATGTGTGGCAAGCCGGGTGCGACAAGACGCGCCAGACGTGCCGCATCAAGTACAACAACCGACGCCGCTATGGTGGTCTGGCTGAGCTGCCCGGCACCGACCGCGTGCTCTCCGGCACTTAGACGTGGCGACGCCTGCATCATTCATCGCCCAGGTGTACACGTGGCTCGGTACGCCGTTTCTCCACCAGGGTCGCACCAAGGGCGTCGAGGCCGACTGCGCAGGCGTGGTGATCGAGAGCGCTCGCGCGGAGGGACTAACCACCTTTCAGATCACCGATTACACGGAACAGTCCGATGAGGGCCGTTTCAACGCGCTGTTACGTGCACATCTGCTGCCGGTGGGCGTAGGGGCGCGGGCGCCGGGCGATGTGTTGTCATTCGCGCCTATCTTGCGCCACCAGCACCTCGGTGTGTTGGTCGCGCCGGATCTGTTCATTCACGCTTACGCGCTTGCTCCCCAGAAGGTCATCAAGTCCAGCATCGCGTGGAAGCCTGGAGACTACTGGTTCGATCGCTTACGGGGCGTTTGGCGCTTCCCGGAGTTCACCTAATGGCAGTGCTCGCGATCGGCGCGATCGGCGCGATGGCCGCGTCTGCTGCCGGGATGGCGGCAACCACCGGGTTCATGCTCGCGACGACGGCGTACAACCTGCTGTGCCCGCCCAAGCAACCAGATCAGCACATCGAAGGGCCGCGTCTCGGCGACCTGCGGATCACCCAAACCGCATACGGCCAAGGTATTCCGATCGTCGAAGGCACGATGCCCGTCATCGGCATGCCGATCTGGTCAACAGAAATTCGGGAGACGCCGCACCACTCCTCCCGGAAAACCGGTAAGGGTGGCGGGGGCCAAACGGTCACCAGCACCACGTACTCATACGACGTGGATATCGCGTACCTGCTGTGTGAGGGCGACATCGACGGCGGCGGCGAAGTCGAGGGTGTCGACCAGATCTGGGCAGATGGCGAACTGGTGTACGACGTAACCCCCGGAGCGAGCGGGGATGCGGTGGCTCAATCGAGCGCGCTGGCCACGCGGATCACGGTATATCCCGGCAGCTTCACTCAGGACATCGATCCGACCATCGAAGCGGTGGAGGGTGTGGGAGACACGTCCGCGTATCTCGGCCTGTCTTACATCATGCTGCAAGGGCTCAAGCTCGATCGTTGGAACGGACGATTGCCTCAGCTCAAATTCCGTGTTGTGAAGGCTGGGAGCACCGCCGCCAATGCACAGAACACGATCAGCGACGTGGGCCTCAGTTTCACACCGCAGATCCTCGGCAGCGGTGGCTCCGTGTACGGCCAGCCCGATTCGTCGCTGCCCAACAGCGGCGTGCGCTGGAACGTGTATGCCGGCGGCGCGCGGGTTTCCGTCTATCCGCCCGTGAACTTCGGCTACAACTTCACGGGCGTGTACACCACGGGCGAGGGCGTCTCGGTCAACTTCGGTGGCTATTTGGTCATCGCTCGCAACGATGGGAGCGCGGACATATACACCGCCGCGCAAGGAGGCTATGGAGGAGGCGTCGCGTTCGAGGATGACTTTGTTGCTTGGGGCCAAGGCAGCGGTGCAGGTTCGCAGTACCTGTATCGCATGGTGCTCGACCCGGTGACGAAGACGATCGCCAGCACGTTGATCGCCGGCTCGCGCAGCGAACGCCTTTTCCGCAACGCCACTGGCATCGCGGGCCGCGTGTACACGCTGGCGGCCGGCGGTCCATCGGGTGCGATGGAGGTTGGCTATGTCGACACCCGGTCGTACGCGAAGATCCCGCTGATCGTCGGCGTGAACTATGCCAACAAGGGGCTCATCTCCCGCGACGGCTTCATGTGGCTCTCCACGACCACGGCAGCGCAGAAGTGGACTGCGGATGGCGTACTCGTCGATTCGCTGACCTATCCGGCTGCCGCCCAGCGTGAGCTGATCGAGGATGCTGGCGGGCTGATCTGGGCAATGGGTGGTAGCGCGACCTACGTGATCCATCCGGTGGCTCTCACCGTCTTGCAGCAGCTGCCGAGCATCTCGTTCTCGACGGTGCTGGGATTCACCGAAGACAATCGGCTGATCACGTTCAGCGGATCGCTGACGCATTTGCTGCAAGAGGTAGAGAAACTGCCTCGCATCACGGGCGGCACGACAACAGTCGGGGCATTTCTGACCGAACTGCTCGGCCGCGTTGGCCTTGGACCGGCCAAGCTCGATGTCAGTGCGATGACGGCGACGCTGCATGGGCTGATGTTTACCGGCCGCCCGGAGGTGAGCTCCGTCGTCGACGAACTGATGCGCGGCTATGGCGCAGATGTGGTCGAGTCGGCGGGCAAGATCAAGTTCGTGCCACGGGGCGGCTCGTCGCTCGTGACGATCCCCGAAGAAGACATCGGTGCGTTCGCCGAGTCGGACGAGCCGCCGATCGCAGGCATGGAGATCACGGACCGCTACGATCCGGAGCTGCCCGAGGAAATCGCGCTGAGCTTCTTCGATCGCACTGCGGCGTATCAACAGAACACGCAGTACGCACGCCGTTTGATCGGCCATTCGCGCAATCGAATCGCGGTCAACTTGTCGTTGGCGTTCAGTCCCGACGAGGGGCAACAGTGCGTGCAGCGCATGATGGACGATGCCTGGACAGCTCGTCGGCTCTACTCGCTGACGGTGACTCGGAAGTATGCGAAGTACGAGCCGGGCGATGTCGTCACCGCGATCTATCGCGGTCGTGCCCACCCGATGAAGCTGCTGCAGGTCATGCAGGACGGCGGCATAGTGAAGTGGGAATCGCAGTCCCACGAATCCATTATTTCGGTCCAGACGGGCGTCGGTGGCTCCCACCCCGGCGGCACGTCGATGACGATCGTCTCGTCACCCACGCAGCTCGTGCTGCTCGACATTCCGATGCTGCGTGACACGGATGGCGACTACGGGCCGTATGTAGGCATGGGTGGCTATGCCGATGGCTGGCCGGGAGGCGAGCTCTTTCGTAGCGTCGATGGCGGCGCGTCGTACCAGCAAGCGGGGCTGGTCAGCGATACACCGTGTTTGATCGGCAGCGCGCTGACGGCGCTGGGAAACTTCCTCGGCGGCAATGTGTTCGACGAGCAGAACTCCGTCACCGTCGTGCTCAGTCCTGGCATGTCGCTGGTTTCGTACACGCGGGACCAGGTGCACAACGGGTCTGGCGCCTTCGCGCTGGGTGCCGCCGGCAGATTCGAGATCGTCCAATACCGTGATCGGACGCTGATTGCGCCGCAGACCTACAAGCTGACGGGTCTGCTGCGCGGTCGTAAGGGAACCGAGCAACACATGGGCACGCACGCCATCGGCGATCAGTTCGTGCTGCTCCAGTCGTTAACGTTGACGCGCTACGCCGGCGTGGCTGGCGATCTCAATGTCCCACGGAAATATAAGGCGGTCGGCTTCGGCCGCACGCTCGACGAGACGGTCGAGACACCATTCACGCTCACGGGGGTCTCGCTCAAGCCTCTGGCGCCTGTGCTGCTCGGCGGCGGCCGCGATGCC